GTCGCTCAGGGCTAGATGCTACTTTTTTCACTTGTGAAATGCTCCTTGTAAGCAATGGCGTACTTCGTGCCCAAGTGTATGGAAGTTGGCGACCAGCGGAGTAATAATTGTACATTCAGTATAGTTGTAATTGTAAAAACTACATGCATCTAGAGCAATACCAAACCCGTTGAAACCTCGGCGTCGACTTTCAGCTTCGCAGGCCTGGGTAACATTTTTGGCCTGAATAAACTTAATTTTAACATCGTTGGTTTTGTTACGAGTCATATCAAATTTTTCATGCGGGTTCTCATAAAACGCAAATGCGTTGGTAGCAAGTGCCATCATCAAAACTGTCAGTGTCTTTTTCATAAGTTGCCTTTCTGTGCCTGTGTGTTAAAATGGTGTAGACGGGAAGATTCGAACTTCCAAAGCCACCCTAAGGGCAAGGCCCGTTCCCTCCGTTCAGCTGGGGGTCAGCTTACTTGGAGGAGGTATACCAGTTCCACTCACGTCTACCTTGTTAGTATACAGTCTTTTGTAAATACTGTCAATGAACTTCTCATCCATTCCTTTCCAAAATATCGTTGCATTTGGACAACAAACCATGTTGGATCGTCCATTATTTAACGTCAGTTGGATATTGGGTAGATTTTGTAACTACAACTGTAGTTATTGTTGGCCTTATGCTCGAAGCGACAAATTGGATTACCAAACTCTTGAAGTGTACAAAGCTACAGTGGACGAGATCAAACGTCAAGCAGGGTTGAACGGGTTTACCGAATTTCATTGGAGCTTCAGCGGAGGCGAGCCAACTGCTTACAAACAGTTACCGGATTTGGTAAAACACTTGGACGAAACCAAAAGCACTTACCAAAGTGTTCACATGACTACCAATTTGAGTCCGGGATCCAAATGGTGGGACACGTGGTGCGCCAATACTGCACTACTGCAACGTAGAAGTATAACTGCCAGTTACCATGCTGAGTTTGCCCGAGAGCAAGAGTTTGGGGACAAGTGTTTGCAATTGATGTATGAACGTGTGCATGTGACTGTTAACCAAGTCATGGTTCCTGAAAAGTTTTACGATCTGTATGCTCGTATGGAACGTTTTCATGCTCGTGGAATCAATGTAACACTCAAGCCACAGAGTGATCCCACAGCGAGTGCGGTCGTAGATGGCTACACTGAAGATATGATACATAAGATGCGTGAAGGATTCCCGCAATGTGCCAATGGCGAAGAAACTTATCAAATTGCCTTGTATGAAGCAGATGGTACAGAACACTTGTTTGACCAAGCAGAGAGATTCAACGCATTTGAATTTAATAAATTCACCAATTGGTCTTGTAATGCTGGCTATCAAAGTGTTATAATAAGAGGTAATGAGGTCAAGCGAAGCTACAGTTGTTATGATGCATCGTTGGGCACACTAGACAAGTTTGAGTTATTCAAGGAACCTACTCGCTGTATTACACCTAGCTGTGTTAGCTCGGCAGACAGCAAGATACCAAAATGCAAATAAAGGAAGTTAAACAAAATTGGCCATCAGATACTGTAAGGATTGACCTTACAATAAGCAATATCTGTAACCATAAGTGCTGGTACTGTTTTCCGGGTTTTAACGACGGCTCTGTAAAATGGCCAGACTTTGATTTATTTGTTAAAAATTTATCGCACTTGCTTGACCATTACTTAAAAACTACAAATAAGAAAAAGTTTGATTTCCATATAATGGGCGGTGAAGTAACTCATTGGAAACATTTCTTTGATTTAATTGTATTTTTTAAAGAACGTTACGATTGTATTTTTACATTAACTACTAATGCTAGCAAAGAACTAGCATGGTGGGATAAGGCATCAGCATACTTAGATTATGTAACAATTAGTACACATCACGAATTTGCCGATCCAATACATATTAGAAATGTAGCAGATTTGCTTTACGAAAAGAATGTTGTAGTTAATACAGTGGTACTTATGGATCCGTTTGCTTGGGACAAGTGTATGGGCATTATTGACATTTATAAAAAGAGTCGCCACCGATGGTCTATACGATATTTAGAAATTATTGAACAACCAACGGTGTCATATACGCTAGAACAAGTTAGTGTATTAAAAAAGTTACGGGCTCGAGGAGCTAACTGGTGGTGGTTTTTTAAAAATAATAAAAGTTATAGAAGCAATGTAAGAGTGGTCGATGCTAATAACAAAACACATAGCGTAAGCGATGAAAAGGTTATTCTTGAAAGAATGAATAGTTTTAAAGGCTGGCAATGTAATTTAGGGGTTGATTGGATTGCAGTTAAGATGGATGGTACGGTATCGGGTATTTGCGGTAATGGGTTATTTGCCAACGGTGCTACATTTAACATATACAATGAAAATTTTGTAGAAGTTTTTCAACCAACTATCGAACCTACAATTTGCCAACAACTTAATTGCTGGTGTATGTTTGAAGCAAACTCAACCAAAAAACAAATAAGCAACACACATAACAAAGTAATCCCAATATATGCAAATTGACACAGAACATTTACACCACTGGATGCAGGCCATCCGTCAAAGCCCAGATCCCTTGCGGACTATGGATGCTTTTTGGTCAGGTCAATTAAAAAGCAAAGAGTGGCTCATCAAATCGCTGAGTATGCAATTCTCAGTCAAAGATGATCCTATCAGTATTGAAATACATGGTGGCTGGGTGGGTGTGTTGGCTAGTATGTTGTTTCAAAGTAGTATTCCTATCAAACGCATTTACAGTCTAGACATTGATCCTACCTGCGAACCCGTTGCCACCATGATGAACAAGGGCGAAGAGATACAGGGCAGATTTCAAGCCAGCACTGGCGACATGTGCAATCTAATATCATTTGTCGATGTAGTGATCAACACCAGTTGCGAACATATTACACAAGAACAATATGCTACCTGGTTAGGTAAACGTACTAAGGACCAACTGTTAGTTCTCCAAAGTAACAACTACAAAATAGATGAGCATGTTCGTACTGCCGATAGTCTAGAAGAATTTGTAGAACAAAGCCATGTCAATGTGTTGTGGGCTGGAGAACTGGAGTTGCCTTTGTACAAACGTTTTATGATAATAGGTCATAATGTATAATCTAACAGATATTAAATCAATTCATTTGGAAGTAACTAGTAAGTGCCAGGCCAGTTGTCCCATATGTGCTAGGAATATACAGGGCGGAGTTGACAATCCGTTCATGACAGTTACAGAAATTACACTTGAAAAATTTAAAGAATGGTTTCCTGTTACGCTGTTGCAACAGTTATATAAATTGTTCATGTGCGGTAATTTAGGCGATCCTATACTTGCCAAAGATACTCTAAGCATATTTCAATATCTTAGAAAAACAAATCCCACCACTCGGTTAAGTATGCACACCAATGGTAGTGCTAGAAATAAAACATGGTGGCAAGAATTAGCAGGTATCGATGTGAAGGTTACTTTTGGTATCGACGGATTAGAAGACACTCACGAGCTATATCGAATAGGCACAGAGTTCAATAGAATTATAGATAATGCACACGATTTTATACAAGCAGGCGGCGAGGCAGAATGGCACATGCTAGTATTCAAACACAATGAACATCAAATTGAATCCTGTCGTAAACTAAGTGAAGATCTTGGCTTTAAAAAATTCATAGTTAAACACACAAGTAGATTTAGAGAAGAAAGTTTAAACGTGCTCGATAAGCAAGGAAAAACTACTCACATACTTTATCCGACTGATAAAAGCAGACAAATAATTGTTCCTGAAAAATCAAAAGTAATTAACTGTAAAGTAGCAAAAGAAAAAAGTTTGTATGTTAGTGCTACTGGGAACATTCTTCCATGTTGTTGGTTAGATAATGAATGGTTCAATCCTAATCACCCGCATAGAATTGATTATATGGATAAGATTGGAAAGTATCCCAATTTACACAAAAGTACATTGCCTGAAATATTTGACAGTGACTATTTCAATGAGATTGCAGATACATGGAATTTATCTCCACTAAAGGCTTGTAGCCACCAGTGTGGCGAAATTGATAAATTTAATGAACAATTTAAGTCAAACATAAGGAACAACCAATGAATAAAGTTTTTTGGATGAATCCTCGAGATACCAAACTAGGATCTTGGCAATATAAAATAAAACAATTATCAGGTAGTAGTACTTTTTGTGTGTTACCATGGATACATTTTGCCACACGACCTAACGGAGACATGCGATTGTGTTGTAACGCTAACAGTAGCGGAGCAGGGGTTGACCACGAGATAGGCTTAGTAAAAAATGAAACTGGCCGTCCAGCTAACTTTGGACGAGAAACTCCCATGAGTGCGTGGAACAACAAGTATATGCAAAATGTGCGAACTACCATGCTAGAGGAAAAGATTCCAGCCAGTTGTACAAAATGCTTCGACGAGGAAGCACAAGGTGTTGTGTCTAAACGCATGTGGGAAACTGGAGGCTGGATACAAGATGGTATTGATATAGAAGAATTAGTGGAACAAACTAAAGACGGGGTTGTTCCTGAGCAGTTAGTTTATCTAGACTTACGATTAGGTCATACCTGTAATTTAAAATGCATCATGTGTAGTCCACACGACAGCAGTATGTGGGTGGCAGATCATAAGACAGTATATCCTATATTTCAAGCCAAGGAACTTAAAGAACAAATGTCATGGGATCAAAGTTCGTTTAACAACTACTGGCACGAAAATCCAGATTTCTGGAAGGAGATGTATGCGCAGATTCCGAACTTAAAACAAGTATACTTTGCTGGCGGTGAGCCATTATTGATTAAAGAGCATAAGTTATTTTTAGAAGAAATCATACGCCAAGGCTATGCTGCCAAGATTTTGATTAGATACAATACTAATGGATTATTAATCGACGATACCATTATTAATTTATGGTCAAAATTTAAAAAAGTCAAAGTAGGGTTCAGTATAGATGCAGTTGGTGATAAAGATCATTATATTCGATATCCTAGTGATTGGAACACTATTGTTGCCAACTTACATAAACTAGACAATGCCCCTGATAATATACAAGGCAGTATAGCAACAGCTATTCAAATCTTAAATATCAAACATCTTCCCGAATTGGCAAAATGGAAGATCAAACAAAATTTTAAAAAGATAAATTTTGAAAATATAATAGATGGGGTAGAAGCAGGTGGCGGGATTTTGAACATGCATTTGTTGTATATACCAACATTTTTAAGTATACGTGTGTTGCCCGAAGAGGACAAGGCAGAAGTAAGAAAAATATTCAAAGAATTTGCTGATTGGCTATATGACAACTACCGGCAAGATGACGATTTTTGGAAACATAATCCTTACGGATGGAAGCGTTGGTTGGCAATTTTAGATTTTATGGATGGTGAAGATCACACGCATCTGTTACCGGCCTTCCAAGAATATATATCTGTTATGGACAAAACACGTGACACAAATTTAAAAACTACGTTTCCGGAACTAGGACATTTGCTATGAAACCTATCAAAATTGTGTCAACTCAAAAATCCAATGTCTTAATGATAAGGTGGGATCCAAACAACGTTTGTAATTATAAATGTCAGTATTGTTGGCCTGGTAGTAATGCAGGGGACTATCACAGCCCAACAGATTTAGATCTTATAATAAGAAACGTTAACCATCTTATTAAAGTGTATGTCCTTAAACAAGGTATAACAAAGATACATCTTTGTTTAGCAGGTGGTGAACCTACTCTATGGAAAGATCTTGGCAAATTTATAGAAGAAATTAAAAAAGAAAACGATATTTATTTCACTATTATTAGCAATGGTTCTAGAACATTACGATGGTGGGAAGAGTACGGGCATCTAATAGATAATGCACATTTATCTTATCACATTGCCCAAGCTGATCCGGATCACATGATTGCTGTTGCAGATACTGTATTTGAGTACAATAAAAAAGTAACGGTAAAAATAATGATGGATAGAAAGCATTGGCAAACTGGGTTGGATGTAATTAATTACATGAAAAGAAAAAGCAAGCACTCGTGGTTTATCATGACCTGTGAAGTTATTGAAGAAAACATAGTTAACTTACAAAATATAAAAATTATTAATGCTGATGACATACAATTAACAAAGTCCCAGAAACTCTTTTTAAAAAATCCTTTGAAAAGAATTCCTAATATATTATGGCTATGGAAAAATAGAAAATTGATATTCAACGGGCAAATAAAATTATATGAAAGTGTGGCTCATTTTGAAAATGGAGAAATTGCTAAGTCAAAGTCTAATACCTATATCAATAATAACTGGAATTCCTTTGAAGGTTGGAGTTGTGACATAGGATTAAATAATGTGTATATTGGTTGGAATGGAGACATTAAGGGTGCGTGTGGGCAAACAATTTATGGACTCAATCATTGTTATAATATTTTAGATACCAATTTTGTTGGTAATTTCAACCCAGATTTTAAGCCGTCTATCTGTTCAAAAAAGAACTGTCTATGCCCTCCAGAAACACATATTTCAAAGTTTAAATTTAGTTAATGGAATGTCTGCCGCGCAGGTACAGAAATTACGGTCACAAGTTACGGGTTCACTAGGCGCAACAAAGTTGCCTTCATATATGTTGCCAAGACTACCACCGACTCTACAAGTGGCGCGATGTACATCACCGTCCCAATTAATCATGAGACTTTCTATACCTGCGTTGCAAGTCCAACCTTTATATTTGTTTAAATGAAGTTTGATCACATCGTTTGCGTGAATAACTTTTGTGTCGTCGATTACACAATTACCTTCTACTGTAGCTTCTTGTTGTTTGATCCAATTTAAGTCATCTGGATGATAACGCATATCGTCAAATAGATCATGATCCCCTTGTGTCCATCTTATGCGTCTTAGTGTGGCTGGAATGTGATCAGTTAGACATCTAGCAAAAATTGTACGTGCCGAAAGCATGTGATCATGATGGCACATAATTTGTGCTACAAGTCTAAGGTTAGTACGGTCAGCAATTTTGCTCATAGTATTATAAACACGTTGCCAATCATACTCTAAGTGTAAGCTAAACACCAACTGATCAACATTTAAACTAGCGTAAAATTCATAAGGTAATGTTCCGTTCGTTGTTACACTAATCCAATTAATTCCTTTATGATTGCAATACTTGATAAGTTCTGCAAATTTAGGATGTACAGTAGGCTCCCCTCCTGTAAAACTTAAACGTATAGGTTTACCTAATGTTGTTAATTTATCTACGGTTGCTTTGAGGATTTCTATATCAGTGTGCGGACTGCTATTATCATGTATGCTTGCCGGGCAATAACTACAATCGTAGTTACAACGCTTGCCGATATTCCATTCTATTTTAATAGCGTTGGCATGATCCCAGCGATTGGCAACTTTATACATACAGTTTAAATTCCGGAATCACTTCTAATAAACTTTGATTGCGTGTAGCATCCAATGCAAGATTAAAATCTAAAAAGTCTTGCCATAGATTAAATTGATTTTTGGCTTGCAAGTAGTTGATGTTGTCTTGTATTTGTTGATGAGTTACTTTACTTAATAATGGATTCTTTTTAATTGCGTCCCATTCGTCTATCTGTGATTTAACTGCTAGTAACCTTGTAATTGCTAGTGTTTTTAGATCATCAGGTAACACTTGTGCTGATAAGCAGTTGGGGTAACTTACGCGATGGCTGTAAAATACAATACCCATCTTGTTAATGAAATAGTCTATACATTCGGCTGCTTGTAATATATTGCCGGCCTGTGCTGTAAATGCTCCAACTACCCGACTCACGTTTGGTATCTTTTGCATCTCTCGAATGTTAGCCTCCACTTGGCGAAAATCACCGTTGCCACGTATGTAATTGTAAACATCATGAATGCCGTCCATGCTGACGTTAACGGCAACGCTTCTAAAATGAGGCCAGTAGTCATGTATAGTTCTTCCTTTGCTAATACCTAGCGTTGTGCCGTTTGTGGCATACTTCAATTCAATGTTAGAACCGTAGGGTTTTAGCATATCTAATAT